GTCACGCAGGACGTGAAGGCAGGCGGCTTCTATGGGCCGTCGGTGCTGGAGAAGTACGGCTGGCGCTACATCGAAGGCTACTGCATTGCCGCCAAGCGCAAGACCTGGCGCATGATCGGGCAAATCCGGTTGCTGTAAACGGATTCATGGTTACACCCCCTCCACGGCGACGATTCCCAACGCCAGCAGGTCCGCCAGGCCGTTGGTGATATCCGTCCCGTCATTGTCCGCGTGCCACGTCAGGCCCGCCTTGCTCACTGTCACCGGTCCCCGGCAGATCACCGGTACATTGGTTTGCGCGGCCGAAGTAGCGTCGCAATCGTTCAACAGAATGCCGAGCGCCGGCGTATCGGTATCGTCCTCGAACGCAACCCACGAACCGTCGCCTCCGCTATCCTCCGCCAGGACCGTACCACTCACGAGATCCTCTCCGATTTTGATCGTCACTTCCTTGCGGCAGTGATTCGGAGCGCCAAACTCGTGTAGGAGCCAGTCGCCCTGATAATTTCCCTGTGTTAGGGCCATTACTTCCTCGCTTTCTGCGCCAGGGCGAGCTTCTCTGCTGCCTTAACGATGGCGCTGTCATTGGTGTTTGATGTCACGCCGTCTCCCCCCGTTTGGGGAAGCAATTGCGACACAATCTCATGCTCATCGGAGGCGCTGGCCCGACGTTCCTGCAATTCCGCTTGAACGTCCTCCGCCGTTCGCCCCGCCGCGATGAACTCCTGAGCCTGTTGGGCCGTTAATCCCGCGACCGCACAGGAGGCCAAAATTCGTTCGCGATTCGCGCTGATCTGTCGGTAATCGGCTACAGGGTCGCTCACGAAACTAACGACGCCCGCCGTGATTTCCGCCGCGGACAACTGAATACTTTCATCGAGGGCGAGCGCGGGCTGGTGCACCGCGTCAGATGTCGTGTGGATCGGTACCGCCGACGTCGCCCTCGAATCCAGCAATTCGCGCATTTCGCGCTTCGCTGACTCCAAATCGCCTACCTTGTCCGCCAGCCCGGCTTCAATCGCGGAGCCACCCGCGAAGCAGTCTGCCCCGAGCTTGTGAATCGCGCCGGGAGATAGGCCGCGCTGCGCGCTCACGTGGTCCACAAAGGCCGCGTAGGACCGCTCGACCATCTGGGTTAGCTTCTCCTTGGCCGCCGCGCTGAGCGGCTTGTAGGGGTGGCCGTCCGTCTTGCCCCGGCCCGCCTCGATAAACGTTGCCTTTACCCCAATGTCCTCCAGCATCTCGGAGTAGTCCATGTGGGCCATGTAGACGCCGATGCTGCCCACGCCGCCGCTCACCGGAGGCACGTACACGCGCGACGCGGACGACGCGAGCAGGTAGCCGGCAGAATACGCCGAAGTGCCCGCGACCGCCCACAGCGGTTTCTGCTTGCCCGCTGCTACGAGATCCGCCGCCGTCTCGAATGCCAAATCGGTTTCGCCCCCGGGCGAGTTGATGGCGAGGAGAATGCCGTCGACGTTCGGGTCCGCCGACGCGGCCATGACATCCTTGCGGATGCGCCCGTAGGTGCTCACGCCCCAGCCGTCCCACCAGTCCTCATCGTTGACCAGTAAGCCATTCGCCTGCACGGTCGCGATGCGGTTCTCGATGGTGTACTTGGTTCCTTTGCCGTACCCACCATCCGCCGCGGATTCGTCGATCATGTGCGGCCGCAGCCCAACCAACTCCTGCCACGGCCGGCGCGATTTCGCCAACCCCAGAATTTCCAGTAGTCTCATCGTTCCTCCGTCTTCTTCTCGGTTGCGGGGTCTTCCTTGTCCTCAGCCACCGCTTTCGCGTCCCGTCGTTCGAGCCCATTGGCGCGCTCACTCTCCTGGTCCGCAGCGATCTCCGCGTCGACCGATTCCCGATCCATGCCGGTGGTCTCCTTGATCACCTGCGACCGCGACTTGATGAGGTTATTCATCGCCAGGACTTCGGCGTCCATATCTCGCTTCGGGTCGATCCAGGGCCACTTCGGCGGGGACCATTCGACATCGAGAAACGCACGGGGATTGCGCGCATAGTCGCGGGCGTCCACGATACCGGCCAACACCGCCGCCTCCACAAACGCCTTCAGGATCGGGCGGCAGAACTGGTACGCCACGCTCAAGTGCTGGAATGCTTCGCAGCGGCGCCGGAACTCCAGCACGCCCGCACGGTCACCGGAATACGTCGCCTCGCTCAGATCCAAGCTGACCTGCGAGTAAGTCATGCCCAGCCCGGCCGCAATCTTCTTCAACTGCCAGCCGAGAAACACGCCGTACATGCCGTCGAGGTCTTTAAACTGCGGTGACTCGATTGTCTTGCCGTAGGGTAACTGGATATACGAGCCCGGCTCGATCCCCTGAATCGGCACGCCGTCCGAGTCCTGTTGGCCGCCTTCGGAGAGAAGCGCCGTGGCGTTGCCGTCGATATCACGCTCGAAGAAGGCCACCATCGACGTCAGGCCCTTGCGCACGAGCTCCGCTCGGTCGTACTGCTCCAACTCCCACAGCATCAGGACAACAGGAGCCAGCCACGATTGCCCGCGATGCTGGCCTGGCCGGATCGGCTTGAAAAAGTGGACAATCTCCTCGGCGGGCACGGATACGGTATCGTGCGCGAAATGAAACATCGGCGTCTCGCCAGGGTGTTCCCGGTAGAGGTGATACGCCACCCGCCGACCGATGCGGTCGAACTCGATCCCCCAGCGCACCTTGTTTCCATTGATCAGGTCTTCGCGCTTGTCCAGCGGGAGATGTTCCGGCTCGAGCAATTGGATTTGCAGGGGCACCCGGAGGCGATCACTCCGGCGACGCCACCGGAGGCGCGCCAGGCATTCCCCGGCCACCAACGCCGTGCGCGTTGCGAGCGATTGAAGCCCGTAGAAATCACATAGCCCTGCTGCGTCCGATTCGTCAACCCACTCCAGCCACACCGGTTCAAGGATTCGTCGCGCGCTGGCGTCCTTCCAGCGCGGCACAATGCCGGTGCTGATGGCATTCGAGACAAAGGTCTCGATCGCGTTGTGCGCCCAGGCGTTGCGGCGGTCAAGGTCGCGCGCTTGCCTGCGCAGCGGATCGCCGCCCGCTGCCACGAGCGCATTGACCGCTTCGTTGCCCGGCTTCCAGCCCGCAGTCGCTCGCCCCGCGCCCGTCGAGTTGTACGCAGGCGTAGTGCTGCTTTGCGCAGCCGCCGCCATCGGCCGGCCGGTGGGACCGTAGATGGTCACCACTTTCTGCCGCGCAGCGATCAACGGCCCTCCCCGCTGAAGTACATGCGCCCGATGCGCGCGTTATTGGTGCCTTGGGCTCGCTGCCATTCGGCGTCCAGTGCGGAGATGGCAATCTGGACGTCCTTCACGGAACGATTCGTTACGCTCCGGTCTCCCTCGGTGACCGTCTGCCGGCCAGCGAGTTGCGCCAGCAGTTGCTCGCGCCGCGTCGTATATTCCGTTTGCGTCATCGCGTGAACCCTCGCATCCAGGTAGAGGTGATTGGCGCCCTGGCGGGCTTGGCGGGCGGCGGAATGGCGCGGCGGGCGGACGCTGCGGGCGCGGGAGCCTCGACGACCGGCTCCTCGTCGAGCACCGCGGCATCAGACACCACGGACTCTTCGCCAGGGTTCACGCCCAGATCCTGCTCGAGTTGCCGCCACTTCGCCTCAGAAAACCGATCAATCCCGAAGATCACCGCAGCGGCCCTGGCGTAGTTCGCGCAGTCGAGAGCTTCGTTGCGTTCGCGCGTCTTTGACCATGCGTACTTTCGGTAGCCGTCGACCACGCGCGAGGTTAGCTGTTCGGCGGTCAGTTGAAGAAAGAACTCCTCATCCAGGTCGGTGGCAAAATGCACCCATCCGGCGGGGTATGGGTCACCCGCCTTGGGCCGTTCCTTGCCCAACAGGCCGTACAGTTCCGATTTACACATGCTGACGTTGACAGGCCAGAGCCTGATTCCGTATTTGATCTTTCGCCCGCCCTTGGTTACCTCGATCGGCGAAGGCGTCCCGACGATAGAAACACCGCTAGATCGTCCGTCAACCGCGTGAACGGTACTGCCTGGCCCCTTGGAGCGCACCCAGTCATACACCTCTTGGGTTCCGTAGCCGGTATCAATTGCCGTCCGAACAATAGGAAATTCGACTCCGTTCTGGTTCCTATAAGTGGCTTCAATACGCTCGTCCAACTCGGGCCAAACGCGCGGATCATAGGGTCCTCGTTCGAAGCGGAAACGATCTATTACCCAGCGCTGTTTGCCGCGGCCCCAGCCGTACACGTAGCCTTCCGTCCAACTCGCCTGGCAATCTATCCCGCTTGTCAGGAAAAGCACACCGGGCGGCACCTGGCCCAAACGGTAGTTTTCGCGGCGGCTCATAAGCTTCTCGTGGTCCGGCGCCTCTCCTTTTTCCCGCCACGTCTCAGCCAGTGAAGTGTTCACGAATGTCTGCAGGAGGATCGGGTCGTCTTTCTTGGTGAGGAAGTCAAACACCAGATCAGATAGGCGCTTCCACGGGCTGTAGATTTCCGAAATCCAGAAGCCCGCAATGCCCGCAAACGGTTTATCCGCCCGCCACTCACCCTGCTCACACGCCGCCCAGCGCTCCGCGTCGGACCATCGCATGTCGCATTGGTCGCAGGTATATGCCGTCGTCGCGCGTAACTGGCTCCGGAGATCCCGCAGCGCCGTCCCGGCTGCATCCCATGTCACCCGATTCCACCGGAGCACCTGATGATGACCACAATGCGGGCACGGTACCCAGAACTTTCGCTGATCGCTGTTCTCGTAGGCCGTGGCAATCTGGGAATTGCCCTCAATTGTGGGTGAGCATGCCTGCAACCGCTTGGCGCGGCTGCGAAAGGTAGCCTGGCGCTTGATACCGAGCGACCATCCGTCGCCTTCCTTGCCGACATTCTTCGGCCACTTGTCGCGCTCATCCCCAAAGAAATACCGAATCGAGCGGCGGGCAAAGTTGCCGGCGGTTTGCGCACCGATCAGCGAAAGAGACCCTCCGTCGAATACCTTCTGGAGGATCGTATTGCTTTTGCTGGTGCGCTTCTCTGGTGCAACCCGTGTCCGCAGGCATTCCATATCGCGGATCATGGGGCCGAGGCGCTCTTTCGAAAACGTCTCCGCGTCCGTTGTGGTCGGCTGAGCCAGCAGAATCGGGCCGGGGTCGCGTGCAATCGCGTAGGAAATGCAGACCTGCATTGCCAAGGTTTTAATCATCTGCGTGGCAGTCATGAGCACGATTTCGCTGGTGTATGGATCGCCAAAAGCGTCTAGTGGTTCACGCTGGAATTTGTAGAGTTCGAGTTTGCCGGTCTGCGCCGAGTACTCGGGGCTGAGCCGAAAGTGTTCTTCCGCCCAATCCGAGATAGATTCCTTCGGCGGTGGCGCCCAGAGAGTGCAGCATTCCGCTATGATTCGTTCTGCTTCGCTCATGCACTGGCCGGATACTCCGATAGATGCAAAAGCGCCTCGTCCACTTTGGAGCTAATTATTTTGTGAATCCGCACCGGATCACTTTCCGCCGCCAGCCTGTCGCATAGCTCATCGGCGATGGTAGACAGCCGGTTACGCGACGCCACAATCATCGATGAAACCGAGTTGCGTACTTCGTCTTTTCGGACTAACTGGCGCTCTTCCTTCTCGATGGCCAGCTTCTCGCGCTTGACGCGAATCCACGCGCGAGCCCGCTGCGCCTCTGCAAGGCTTGACCTTTCATCGGGCTGCGAAACAGGTTTGGACTTCGCAAGCCCGCTCGGGTTCTTGGCTCCACTAACCGCGTCCCGTGTCTTCTCCCATTGCGCGGCGGCCTCGTCCAACTCGACCAGCCCGTTCTCGTCCACGCGGATTTTACCGGCCTTCACGCGCTTATAGGCGGCTACCTTGCTAATCCCGACCGCTTTGGCGTATTGAGGAACCGATACTTTCGCCATTCAGAATCCGCAGCTCCGCCGACCAGTCATGGAGCGCCAGGAGCAGCCCAGATAGATCCGGATGCCCGGCGCGGAGAAGCCGTTCAAATTCCGCGATCTCGACATGACAACGGGCGACATCACGCAGCCACTGCCGCTTGTCGTTCTCTGGTGATTTCATCAAAGGTCCGCCCGTCGCCGTCGAGGACCGCTTGCTTGCCCGTGAACTCCTGCCAGCGCTTCACGATGACATCGACGTACTTCTGGTCGAGTTCCATGCCGTAACAGGCGCGTCCGGTCATTTCCGCCGCAATGACGGTTGTGCCCGACCCCAGGAAGGGATCATAGACAGCCTGGCCGATTGACGAGTTGTTTTCGATGGGGCGCTTCATGCACTCGACGGGCTTTTGGGTGCTGTGGCCAGTTTCGGATTTTACGGGCTTGTCAATTTGCCATAGGGTGGTTTGCTTGCGGTCTCCGCTCCAATGCCCTGTCTGTCCCCTTCTAACCGCATACCAGCAGGGTTCATGTTGGAAGTGGTAATGCCCTCTGCTCATGGCTAGTTGGCTTTTAGCCCAAATGATCTGCGCGCGCATCACGAAGCCTGAAACCTCAAGGCTTTCAACCACTTCTCTGGCACGCAGACCTGCGTGCCAGACATACGCCACATCTCCAGGGAATAGACCCCAGGCTTCCCGCCAGTCTGCCCGGTCATCATTTAAAACCTTTCCCTTGGCTGTTCCTGTCGGTCCGAACTTTCCTGCTCTGTCATCCCGCCACTCCGGGTCATACTCCACCCCATACGGCGGATCGGTGACCATCAGGTGCGGCGACACCCCGGCCAGAAGCGCCTCGACGTCCGCAGCGTTCGTGCTGTCTCCGCATCGGACCCGGTGACGACCCATCATCCACGTATCGCCCGTTTCGCTGACTGGGTGCTCGTCAAGCTCCGGCGTGGCGTCCGGATCAGTCAGGCCGTCCGATTCTTCCGGCTCAATCAAGTCGTCCATCCCCAGGAGAATTTCTTCAATATCCGGGAACGCCTCGGACGCATCTTCCACCAGCTCGGATAGTTTCTCGGAATCGACACCAGCCATAGCCGTCAGCCGGTCAAACGTTGCCAGGATCAGCGATTCTTCCTCGGGTGATAGGTCTACGTACTGAACAGGAACCTTCTCCCCCTTGGATATCGCCATGTCCGCCCGCAGGTGTCCGTCGATGACGAAACCGGTGCGACGATTGACGATGACGTTTTGAACCCATCCGACCATGTCAAGCACTTTATCCAGCGCTGCCCGCTGGTTGTCGGGATGGAGCCGCCAGTTGCGCGGATTGGCTAGCAATTCGGTCGCATCGACCAATCCGGTGCCTACAATTCTGTTTTTCCAGGCAGATCGTGGCTCTTTCTGAGGTTTACTCATCTGTTAACCCAGGTTTACCGTTTGCTAACTAGCCACATGGTGCAATGACTTTACCTGGAGATCGTTGCCGCGCAGGGAATGATCGGGCAGCTTGTTGTCCTTCTCCGCGTCGAACGTGTAGTATGCAATCAAATCCTCCTTCTCGCCGAGCAAACGG